CCGTCTTTTTTTCGTCCGCAGGTTCCGCTGGGGGGACTTTGAGTTCCGGTAACACCCCATGGCCCGCCGACAGCGTGGAGCGCTGGCCGCTGGAGAAGCTGATCCCCTATGCGCGCAATGCCCGCACCCACAGCGATGCACAGGTGGCACAGATCGCGGCCTCGATGCGGGAGTGGGGATGGACGAATCCGGTGCTGTGCGCTGAGGACGGCACAATAATCGCGGGCCACGGGCGGATTCTGGCGGCACGGCAGTTGGCGATCGAGGAAGTCCCGGTAATGGTGGCCCGCGGCTGGACGGAGGCGCAGCGCAGGGCGTACGTCATCGCCGATAACAAGCTGGCGGAAAACGGCGCCTGGGATGAGGAGCTGTTGGGCTTCGAGCTGGACGAGCTGCGGGAAATGGAGTTCGACTTGCCGCTGATCGGGTTCACTCGTGACGAGCTGAACGACATGATTGGCACCGCGGGTGCGGCGCCTGACGACAGCAAAGGCACCCTGCTGGAGCTGGTGAATATCACCATCGACGAGCCGGTGCACGTGACGGAGGCAGGGCAGGTGTGGCGCCTCGGGGCGCATACGCTGTTCGTGTGCAGCGTGATCGAGGACTGGGCACAGTGGGCGCCCGCGCTGAAGGAAGGCTGCCTGTTCTGCCCGTTTCCGGGGCCGCTTGTGTTCGCTAGCGTACGCGCCGGTGAGTCGCCGCTGGTAATGGTGCAACCGGACGTATACACCGCCGGGCACATCCTGGATCGGTACGTGGATCTGTACGGCGAGGCGCAGTTGTCCAAGGTGTCGCCATGATGCGTACCGGCGGCACGTGGGATCCCAAGGATCTGGGGGTGTACTTCCTGGCCTCCAACGCCGAGACGTTGGAGCTTGCCGTGCCGTACCACCGCCACGTGCTCGTGGCGCTGAACAGCATTAGCAGCACCGACGTGGAGCGACTTCGAGGGTTTATCCGCCGCGGTGTCGGCGTGATGCTGGACTCCGGCGTGTTTTTCTTGGCGATGCAGGTGGCGGAGCGCCGGGGTGTCCCGCTCGCCGAGGCGTTGACGTGTCCACCCGCCGAGCTGGATGGGTTCGACAAGCTCTACGACAGCTATTGCGCACTGATGGGCGAGCTTGGGGAGCAGTTCTGGGGCTACGTCGAGATCGACATCGGCGGCCGGGAGAACAAGATCAAGACGCGCACCAAGCTGGAGGAGCGCGGCCTGCGGCCAATACCGGTGTATCACCCGATGAGCGACGGGTGGGACTACTTCGATTACCTGGCAAGCCGCTACGATCGGATCTGCTTCGGCAACGTGGTGGACGCGGACATCCCGACGCGGCGGCGCATCCTGGCCACCGTGAGTGAGCGCAAGCGCAGGTACCCCGGGCTGTGGGTGCACATGCTGGGATTCACGCCCAGTGAGGCGTGTATTGCGTACGACGCCAACAGCTATGACAGCAGCAGTTGGATGGGCTCGGTGCGATGGCCTGATCGGTACATCGCGACAGCTGGGCTGCAGTACTTTTCCCAAATGCCGCCGGGGTTTTTCTACAAACTGGGCACGGAGTCGGACTCCGCCGGTGGCAGCAAGAAAGCGAAACGCCTGGCGGCCTACGAGGCGCACATGTTGGAGCGCAACCTGCGCAATGCGCGGGCCGACTACGAGGCGCACCTATGACGTGGCTCAACGTGCGCATTGGGCCGTTCTCGGTGCACTTCACCAACGTGAACCGCGCCATGAATCTGCCGGGGCACAGCCACTTCGCCACCGTGGATCTGTATTTCATAGCGCCGGATTCGGATGACTCGCTCGGTTTCCCGAGCTTTGCCAAGACGCACGCGGTTTTTCAGCAAGCACTCACCGAGTACACCTCGCGCCCGTTACGGGATCACACGAACGAGCGCATTGCGCGGGAAATGTTTGCTCTGGTGGATGGACTGAAATCGGCAGTCATCGACGCATTTGGTATCGAGTACGCGCTGATGCGTCTGGACTTGAATGTTCGCGGCGTACCGGACGCAATCGGGCACGCCGATAGTTTTACCACTTACTCGGTGAACCGATGAGCACAGCGATTCCGATCATACGGACGCCGCGGCAGGATCGCGCCAAAGAAGAGATCGAGCGCGCGGTGTTGCAAATCCTGGCCGCGTGCAACCTGCTCAACGCGCCAGGAATGGAAGACACGCCGCAACGGGTAGCGCGCATGTTCGTGGATGACTTGTGGAGCGGCCTGTTCACGCCGGAGCCGCAGATCAAGCTCTTCGACATGGGCGATGACATGGATCAGGTGTACACCGTTGGCCCAGTCACCGTGCGCAGTACCTGCGAGCACCACCTGGCCGCCATATACGGGCAGGTGTACGTGGGGGTGCACTGCGGCCCGGAAGTTCTTGGGCTTTCCAAGTTCGCGCGCCTGGCGCAGTGGGTGTTTGCTCGTCCCATCGTCCAGGAGCGAGCAACACACGAGCTGGCCGCGCTGTTGGCCGAGCGCAGTAACGCCCGCGGAATCGCGGTGTGCGTTCGCGCCGAGCACGACTGCATGAAAATGCGCGGCGTGCGTGAGGCCGAGACGACGATGGTAACGAGCGAGATGCTTGGCACTTTCCGCGATCGGCCGGCCGCGCGTGCGGAGCTGATGGAGCTGTGGAAGGCGCAAGGGCTATGACGACGGCCTCCCGGTACCACGACATCAGCTGCGGCCACCGCGTCCATGGCCATGAGAGCAAGTGTGCCCACCTGCACGGGCACAACTACCGAATCCACCTGGAGGTGGCCGGCAAGCTGGATGAGCTGGGGCGGGTGCTCGACTTCAGTGCCATCAAAGCGCGGTTGTGCCAGTGGCTCGAGGAAACCTGGGATCACCGATTCCTTGTGTGGGAGGCCGATCCGCTGGCAGACGTGCTGGTGGCGGCGGATCCGACAGTGGTACGAGTGCCGTTCAACCCGACGGCCGAGAACATGGCGCTGCACCTGTTGCACGTCGTAGGCCCGCGCCAGCTGGCCGGCAGTGACGTGGAGCTGGTGTCCGTCCTCGTCGAGGAGACTCGGCGGTGTAGCGCCAGGGCCTCGCTTCGGTGACTGCCTACCGCGTCAACGAGGTGTTCGAGACTCTTCAGTGCGAGGGGAGCCGAACCGGGCGCCCGTCCACTTTCCTGCGGCTGCAGGGGTGCCCCGTCGGGTGCGCCTGGTGCGACACCAAATACACCTGGGACGCGGGGAGTCTGCAGACGTGGGCGCATGTGGCCGCCAAGACTGGCGACACCCCTGACAACACCTGTGCGGAGCTGGACGGGGTGGAGATTGCCAGGCGCATGCTGGATCGGCGCTCCCCGCACGTTGTTATCACGGGCGGAGAGCCAGCGATGTACGACTTGCAGGAGCTCACCGAGCAGATTGCGCTGGCCGGCATCCCTGTCCAGGTGGAGACGAGCGGCACGTACGAGCTGCTACTGGATGGCCGGACATGGGTGACATGCAGCCCGAAGTTCGACATGCCGGGCGGCCGCACCGTGTTGCGCTCCGCGCTGGAGCGAGCGGACGAGATAAAGATGCCCGTGGGCAAGGCCCGCGATGTCGAGAGCATGCGCCACCGCGTGTTGCCGTTCGTCCGGATCGGAACGCCGATCTGGCTACAGCCGTTGTCCGCTTCACCGGCTGCGACGCGCCTTTGCATCGAGCAAGCGGCGCGCAACGGCTGGAATGTATCCATCCAGTCGCACAAGTTCATAGGAATACGGTAATGCCGCCCGGGCCGCCCCCAAAGCCGACGCACCTGAAGCTGCTTACCGGCAACCCCGGCAAGCGCGCTATCAACCACGACGAACCGCGCCCGGTGGGAGATCTGGATGAGGCGCCGGAATGGCTGACGCCATTGCAACGGCAGATCTGGAGCGAGGCCATTGCCGCGGCGCCACCTGGGCTGCTCAAGCGGCTGGACGCGTCGATCCTGTGCGCATACGTCGTCGCCGCGGATCTTCACAAGCTGGCATCCCAGAAGGTTGTGGAGTGGGGGGCGATCATCAAGGCGCCGATTACCGGCGTACCAATGCAGTCGCCGTGGGTGTCAATCATGAACAAGCAGGCCGCGATAATGATGCGCGCGGCTGCCGAGATGGGGTTCTCTCCATCTTCGAGATCGCGAGTAAAGATTGAGCACAACAAAGCGGCGTCGAGCAGGTTCTCAGAGCTCAAGGAACTCGGAGACTAGCGACTACGTGGCGCTGGCCGTCGCGTACGCAGAGGACGCGATCGCCGACAGCAAGCGCATCACCTACAACAAGTGGGTACGCCTTGCGGCGCGGCGCTTCTTGCGTGACTTGAAGCGCGCGGCTCGCAAGCGCCCGCCATTCTCGTTCTCAGCAGCTCAGGCCAACCGTGCGTGCACGTTCATCGAGCAGCTGCCGCACGTTGAGGGCAACTGGGATACGCCAAACATACGAATGGAGGCGTCCCATGTGTTCTTCGTGGTGAACCTGTTCGGTTTCCGGGCGCACGACGGCACGCGCAGGTTCACATCGGCGCTGTTCGCTGTGGCGCGCAAGAACGCCAAGAGCACATTGGCCGCGGCGATCCTTGTCTACTGCATGTGTTGCGAGCCTGAGATCGGGCCGCAACTGATCAGTGCGGCAACCACTGGGAGCCAGGCGCGAATCGTCTTCAACATCGCCAAGCGCATGATCGAGCGGTGCGAAGACTTGCGCCAGGTGTTCGACGTTGAGGTGTTTGCAAGTTCGGTAGCCCGCTACGAGACGGGCGGCAACCTGCGGCCGATCAATGCGAAGGCCAGCACACAGGACGGACTCAACCCGTCGCATGCCTCGCTGGACGAGATACACGCGCACAAAACGCCGGACTTGCTTAACGTCATCCGTTCAGCGGCAGGCGCGCGGCGCTCACCGTTGTTTCTCTATACAACGACTGAGGGCTACGAAAACGCGGGGCCATGGGGGGAAATCCGCGGCTTCGCGTTCCAGATCTTGCAGCGCGTAGTGGAGGCTGATCACTTCCTGGCTCTCTACTACGGGGTGGATGACGACGACGACGACTTCGACGAGCGTCGTTGGATCAAGGCCAACCCTTTAATAGAAGTCAACCAGATCCTGCGTAGCGAGATACGTAAGGAGGCGATCGAGGCGCGCTCCATGCCCGGGCGACTGGCTGAGTTTCGCATCAAGCGGCTCAACCGTCGCGCGGCAGCGGCATCCGCGTGGGTGAACTTGCGGCGCTGGCGCGAGTGTGATGCGGCGGTGAATCCAGCAAAACTCAAGGGCCTGGCGTGTTGGGCCGGGCTGGATCTGGCCGCTACCACCGACATGGTGGCCTGGTGTCTGTTGTTCTACGACGAGGATCGGAATCACTACTACGCAATGATGCGCTACTGGGTGCCGCGTGAGGCTGTTGCTTCGCGCACCGAGCGGCGCTCCGTGCCATATCAAGGATGGGTAGAGTCCGGATACGTGACTCTAATAGAGGGTGACACCATTGATTACGATGCGATCGAGGCGCAGCTACTTGCGGACTACGAGCAGTTCCAGCCAGCTGTAATTGCCTTTGATCCTTGGAACTCCGCAGCGCTGGCGCAGCGGCTCACCGATCAGGGCGTGCCGATGGCCGCGTTCATTCAGGGCGCCAAGTCTTACAACCCCGCGATGAAGGCATGCGAGGTGGCCTACATGGATCGCCGGCTCAGTCACGGCGGCAACCCTGTGTTGACTTGGAACATGGCGAACGTTGTACCGATACACGACAGCAACATGAACATACGTCCAGATCGCAGGCGCGCACCAGATAAGATAGACGGCGCGTGCGCGCTGTTTATGGCGTTCGGCGTGGCTCAGGTTGGTGACGTGAACGCCAATGCGGCGGGTTTCTTTGAGAATCCGGTGCGCACGTGAGGTTGCGCGGCGAGTCCAACCTGGTGCCGCGGCATCAGGTGGCGCCATCGCGGGCGAAGCAATTCTTCTGGGGGTTGTGGAGCTACTCGGCCAACATCCTGCGAAATCGTACGTTCTGGCCGATCAACGGCGGTGCGGAGATGTCCGCGCCGCCAGTCAACCTGATTGCATCCCGCGCCGGGATCAATATCGATCAGGCCACCGCGCTGAGCCTGTCCACGGTGTGGGCCTGCACCTGGCGCTATGCCAACACCATTGGCACGTTGCCGCTGATGCTCATGCGCACGGGGCCGCAGAACACCGCCACGGTGGCCGGCGAGTTGCCTCTCTACACCGTGCTGCACGATCGGCCAAACAATTCAATGTCGGCCGCCTCGTTCTGGCAGTCCATGGTTGCCTCGATGTTCCTTTGGGGCAACGGCTACGCGCTGAAGCAGTTCAACGAAAGCAAGCAGCTCATCGGGCTCAAGCTGCTGCGCCCCGAGTACGTTACCCCGTACCTGAAGAATGGACTGCTGCGCTTCGACTATGCGCCGGGGTACGAGGAGCCGACTGACTACTCCGCAGAGCAAGTCCTCCACCTGTTTCACCGCACGCTGGACGGCTTGGTTGGAATCTCACAGATCCAATTTGGCGCGGACTCATTGGGCATGGCGCTGTCTGCCGATCGGGCAAGCGGCATGTACTGGCGCAATGGCGTGCGCGCGTCCGGCTTTATCAAAACGAATACGTGGTTGACGGACAAGCAGCGCGAGGCTTACCGCCAAAGCGTCCTCGGGTTCATTGGACAGGGGAGCAACGTCGCGACGGACAAGCAAGGCGGCGTCATGGTGATCGAGAACACCGCCGACTTCGTTCCGATCACGATGAAGCCGATCGACGTGGAGCTGCTGGCCTCGCGGCGTTTCTCGGTGGAGGACGTGTGCCGATTCTTCGACTGCCCGCCCGTTTTGATCGGGCACGCCGCCGACGGGCAGACAATGTGGGGCACCGGTATTTCAGAAATCATCCTCGGCTGGTTCAAGTTGGGACTCGCGCCAATCTTGCGCCATATCGAGCAGGAGATATATCGGCAAATCATCCTCCCGTCCGGCCAGCGCGATCTGTTCGCTGAGTTCAACTTGGAAGCGCTTTTGCGCGGCGATCCAGTCGCGCGCGCGAGCTTCTACTCGCAGATGTCACAGAACGGCATCTACACGCGCAACGAGATCCGAGCCAAAGAAAACCTGCCGCCGATGGATGGCGGTGATCAGCTCACTGTGCAAAGCAACCTGGTGCCTCTGGATCAGCTGGGCGAAGCGCAAAGCGCCGCAGCTGCGCAGGTGCGCTCCATGCTGCGCGACTTCCTTGGAGTGCCAAATGTCAGTTCAAACAAAGACTCGGACGTTCGGCCTTAACGTCAAAGAGATCGGCGAGCGCGGCTCGTTCTGCGGCTATCTCAGCGTGTTCGACGTGATCGACTCCTACCGGGAGGTTGTCGCGCCGGGCGCATTCAAGCGCACGCTCGAGGAGTGGGGGAACAAGGGGCAGCTGCCGCCGCTGCTGTGGCAGCACCGAGCAGCCGAGCCGATCGGGCCGTTCACCAGCATGAAGGAGGACGCCAAGGGACTGTATGTGGAGGCGCGTCTCCTCGTAGACGACATCGCGCGCGCTCGCGAGGCCTGGGCGTTGCTCAAGGCCAAGGTGATTAGCGGCATGTCCATCGGTTTTAGCGTGATGCCCGGTGGCGAGGAGTACGACAGCCGCGCCGGCATCGCCATTCTCACCGAGGTGGATCTGTGGGAAGGCTCTCTCGCCACGTTCCCGGCCAACGAGGCCGCTGTGGTTGAGACAGTGAAGGCGCGCGCACTGATCGAAAGAATCCGCGCCAGCACAGACGGTGGCCGCGCTCCAACAGTACGTGAATTCGAGGAAGCACTGCGGGATGCACTGACTTTCTCTCGTGCCGACGCGAAGACGCTCGCCAGTCTCGTGATCGGACGCTTGCAGCGGGATGCTGACAGCGGCGAACCGGCGAAGGTGGACGGCGGCGCACTGGTGCGCGAGGCCGTCAAACAATTTCCCACGTTTCAATCTCTACTAGAGGAATCCCGCAAATGACTCCCGAACAACAGGCGTTGATCGATGCCATCAAGGCGTCGATGAAGGAGCGCGACAGCGAGGTGCTTGTCGTGGTGAAGAAGGCGCAGGAGGACATCTCCACCTTCGGCAAGGTGCAGGAGGGCACCAAGGAGGCGATTGCCGGCCTCACCAAGCAGGGCCAGGAACTGCACGGACGCATTCACGACATCGAGCAGTCCGTGGCCGCGTTGAAGGACGCACAGAACTCTGGCGGCGGCCGTCAGGCCGAGAAGTCCATCGGCGAGCAGTTCGTGGAGTCCGACGAGTGGAAGGCGTTCGCCAAGCGCGGCGCCAGCATCAAGCACACCTCCGAGCCGTTCCGAGTCAAAGTCATCAGCTCCATTTCGGGCAGCGGTGCGGCAGGTATCTGGAGCGATCGGCTTCCGGGCGTGATCGAGGAACCGCTGCGCCCGCTGAGCATCCGGGATCTGTTGGACGTGGGCCGAACCACAAGCAACCTGATCGAGTACATCCGTGAGTTGCTGTATACCAGCAACGCCGATGTTGTCTCGGAAGGCACTCTCAAGCCGGAATCCGATATCACTTACGAGCGCGCGGACTCTCCAATCCGCACCATCGCCCACTGGATCCGGGCCACGCGCCAGGTGCTGGCCGACTTTCCGATGTTGCAGTCTCTAATCAATGGCCGTCTGCGCTGGGGCCTGAAAATCAAGGAGGAAAACGAGATCCTCCTGGGAGACGGCACCGGTGAACACCTGCTTGGGCTCATTCCGCAGGCCACCGATTACGACACCGCGCTCAACAAGAGCGGCGACACGATGATTGACGTGATCCGCCATGCGCTGTTGCAGGTGGAGTTGGCGTTCTATCCGCCGAGCGGCACAGTCATGTCCCCTACGGACTGGCACAACCTGGAACTCACCAAGGACAACGAAAATCGCTACATGATGGCCTCTCCAAGCTCGCGCACTCCGCCGATGCTTTGGGGCTACCCCGTAGTGAGCAGCCACGCGATGACGCAAGGCGGCTTCCTCGTCGGTGCGTTCCGGCTCGCCTCGACGCTGTGGGATCGCGAGGAGTTCTCCATCATGGCGAGCACCGAGGATCGCGACAACTTCGTCACCAACATGGTGACGATCCTGGGCGAGGAGCGGCTCGGCCTCACCGTGTACCGGCCGCGCGCCTTTGTTTACGGCAACTTCCCGATCGGCTCCACAACCTGAGAGCAGTAAGGGCCGGGCGGCGAAAGTCGCCCGGTTTCCAACAATGGAATACGTCGCACTAAAGACTTTCCTCGGAAAGTACGGGCAGATGCACCGCGGCATGGTGTACACGTTGCCGGACGGCTACGGAAACGATCTCATGCGTAATGGGCTGGTGCGTCGAAAAGCACACCCCGCAGCCCCGCAGAACACAGCGCACGAGGGGGCGCCGGCCCAGATGGGGGAAGGTACGGTGGCCCAGCAGGACGATGGCAAGGGGCCACTGTCGTCTGCATCGCTTCCGGCCCGTCCCTCACGGCGGCGGACGCCCACTACGTCCAATCTCGGGCCGGGCGCTACGGCCCCGCGAAAGTAGTCGTCGTCAACTCAAGCTTTCAGCTAGCGCCGCTCGCCGATGTCCTCTATGCGTGTGACTGGCGCTGGTGGCGCCACTACATTGAGGCAGTACGCAAAGCGTTTCGCGGCGAGTGTTGGACTTGCTCGGAACAGGCGCGGGATGAGTTTGGCTTGTATTGGATCAGAGGTGCGCCTGGCGATGGCATCCACAAAGATCCAGACACCATTCTCCACGGGATGAACAGCGGCCACCAGGCCATCAACCTGGCGTGCGTATTTGGGGCGTCGCGGATCTTGCTGCTGGGGTACGACTGCCAGCACACCGGGGGCAAGTCCCATTGGCACGGGGATCACCCGAAAACACTGGGCAACGCGCGATGCGTAACGCATTGGGGCAAGGGTTTCAGGCGTCAGGCGCAAGACGCGGACTTGCGAGGCGTGGAGATCGTTAACTGCAGCCGCGCCACCTCGTTGACTTGTTTCCGTCGAGCAACGATTACGGAGTGCCTGTGAAGTGGGATTGGAGCAAGTTCCAGGGGAGCCAGGCCTGCCTCAAGTGGGCGCGCCGCGACTTGGAGACGTTGGTGCGAACTCTGCACCACGTTCCGGCACGGCGCGCGTGCGTCCAGGCTGGGGGCAACCTTGGGATATTTCCAAAGCGCCTGGCGGCCGAGTTCGATATCGTTTACACGTTCGAGCCGGAGCAGCGACTGTTCCAGATGATGTGCGCAAACGCGCCGGAAACAAACATCATCAAAGTGATGGCCGCGCTGGGCTGTGACAACAAACCGGTACGAATGGAGTGTAAGCGGCGCGATGATTCTGGGCGCGCTGTCCATGAGGGGCTCACGCATGTGGCTGGCTCTGGCACTGTTCCCTGCCTCCAGCTGGATGACTTCCAGCTCCAGGTGTGCGATCTGATCTACCTTGACGTGGAAGGTTGGGAATACTTTGCGCTGCAGGGTGCGGCACAGACGATACGACGGTGCCGCCCCGTCATAGGGGTGGAGGTGAACCGGAATATCACCTTCGCAGGCCAGACGCCGGAGCAGCTTCGCGCGTACATAAAGTCGTTCGACTACGAGCTTCGGTTTTCGATGCACAGCGATGAAATCTACTGCCCAACATGAGCTGGGAGAATACGAACGGGCTTTCGAGCGCGCACGGGCGTTCGACTATCCGGAGCTCGACGATTTCGAACGACGGGCCGGTTACGCCGTAGATCGAGCGCGGCTTGAGAGCGCGGCACGCGTGCTGCAGTGCCCGGTGAAGGCAAACGCGCCGAACTGGCAGCACGGCCGCGTGTTGTACACCCTTGCGCGGCAGTACATCGCATGGGCCGCCGCGCCGACGACATTTCTCGACATTGGAACTGCAAAAGGGTTCTCTGCCGTTGTGCTGTCATGGGCCATCGCCGACGCGGGCGCGTGTAATCACCGCATCGTCTCGGTGGATCTGGTGGAGCCAGACGCATTTGTCCGCCGCAACAGCGTGGTTGAGTGCGAGAAGCTGATGACGGTGCAGCAGTTTGTTGCGCCCTTCGTGGCGCCTGGCGTGGATATCAAGTTCCTCGGTGGCGGCTCGGCTCGATGGTTCGCCAATGCCGCGCCGGATGTCCACGTCGGTTTTGCCTTCGTCGATGGAAAGCACACATTCCAAGCCGTGGCGCTGGAGGCGCTGTGCATAGGAAAGCGTCAGCTGCGCGGCGACGTCATCGTATTCGACGACATCCAGCTCACCGAGGTGGCGAGGGCAGCTCTGCAGCTGCGCGAGAAGTACCGTCGCGAGTTCATTCACCTGAAGCGCGCGCACCGCGCCTACTGCGTGGCCGTCAAGTGCTAACTGTTGTGTGCGTGCTGGTTCGCGGCCATGTGGCCTTTACTCCGGAGTACGTCAAGCGGCTGCACTCGATGGCTCGGCGTCGGATCGGGCGCGAGTTCGAGTTCGTGTGCCTGACGGATCAGCCACAGGCGATGCCAAAGGGCGTGAGGCCGATCGTTATAAAGTCGCCGCGAGGGCTCAAAGGCTGGTGGGCAAAGATCGAGCTATTTAAACCGGGCCGCTTCGGCGGGCGCGTCCTCTACCTGGATCTGGATACGCTGATAGTGGACTCGGTGGACGAAATCATCGACTTCCCGGCGGAGTTCGCGTTGGCACCGGATGGCGCACCGAACTTCAAGGGGCAGGACGGCCTGCGTGTCGTCAAGCTGTTTAATAGCAGTGTCATGGTATGGGACTGGGACGCGGTGGGAGACTTGTACCGCAAGTGGACGCCCGCTGTGGCTGCGCGCCTGTGGGGCGATCAGGATTGGATCGGTGAGCAGATGCCGACGGCGCGCGCCATGCCCCTAGAATGGTTTCCACGGATACGCGCAGTAAAGAATGGATGGCCAGACACCGCGAAGGTTGTTCTGTGTAAGGCGCCGAAAAACGCCGAGGCGGCGCGACTGTGGAAGTGGTTCGACGAGGTGTGGCAGTAATGGGTGCGCCTGGTTTTGACGATGCGCCGATGGTGAGGGTTCGTCAGGGCGCAACGCCGCGGCAAATCACCTTCATCTATCCCTACTATGAAAACCCGATCTTCCTTGGGGTTCAGGTGCGGCGCTGGACAACCTACGCCCCGGAGTTGCTACGACAGTTGCGCGTCATTGTCGTGGACGACGGCTCGCCGCAGCATCCTGCGTCGGACATCCTCTGCGGCTTTGCGCTCAACTTCCCCATACGACTGTTCCGCGTGGGGGTTGACGTCCGTTGGAACTGGCTTGCGGCGCGCAATATAGGAATGCACTACGCCGACGGCTGGTGCTTGCTGACGGACATGGATCACCTCGTTCCGGAGGACACGTTACGCGCGGTTGTGTTCGGCGAGCTGAAGGAGCGCGCGATCTATCGGTTCCTGCGTCGCGAGCACACGGGCGAGCGCATCCACCCGCACCCGAACTCAATGCTAATGACACATCAAAGTTTCTGGCATGTAGGCGGGTACGACGAGGCGTTGAGCGGCCATTACGGGACAGATGGCGACTGGCGGCGCAGGTGCGCGGCGGCTCGATCTGTCTACACGCTGCCGTGCAGTCTGGAGCGCCACGAGTACGTGCAGGACTCCTCGACGGTTCATTACAAGAGAAAGCAGCCGGAGGATGCCGGCAAGAAGGCCATCATCGCTCGGCGCGGCGCTGGCTGGAAGCCGAAGGTGTTGTCATTCCCGTACGAGGAAGTGGCGCTGTGATCGTTGTGACTTGGAAGTGGAAGCCGATTGCCGGCTACCGCAGTAAGTTCGAGGCACAGCACGTCAATACGCTGCGCAACATGGTGGCGCGGCATTACAAGCGGCCACACGAGTTCGTGTGTGTCACCGACGATCCCACGGGGATCGACGAGGGCATCCGCGTGGTGCCGCTGTGGGATGACTTCGCGAACCTTCCAAGTCCGCTCAGCGCCAAGAGCCCCTCGTGCTATCGCAGGTTGAAGGCTTTTAGCGCAGAGGCTGCGCAGATCATAGGGCCGCGGTTCGTGAGCTTGGATCTGGACACTGTTGTAGTCGGAGACTTGCGGCCTCTGTTTGATCGCGAGGAGGAGTTCGCTATCTGGGGCGATACCGCGCCCCGCACTTGGTACAACGGGAGTTTTTGGCTACTGACGGCGGGAGCGCGGACAAAGGTGTGGGATCAGTTCGATCCGGCGCGCTCCCCGAAGCTGGCGAAGGCCGCTGGCCAGCTTGGAAGTGATCAGGCCTGGATCGGTTATTGCCTGGGGCCGCACGAAAAGAAGCTCAGCCAACGCGAGGGCATCTATTCATGGCGCGTGCACCTTGAGCCTCGCGGCGGTGCTCTGCCTTCTGGAGCGCGGCTGGTTATGTTCCACGGACATACGGATCCGTGGATGCCTCACGTTCAGCAAAAATACGCGTGGATTCGTCAACACTACAGGTAAACGCATGTTGCTTACGCTGCCGGAGATCAAGGATCACCTGCGAATTGAGCAACTGAACACCTACCACGACGATTTACTGTCCCGCCTGGGATCCTCCGCGGAGGCCTGGGCCGCAAATTTTTGCAACGTAGACTCTCTAGAAGAGTTCGACGCGGACAGTTCGCCGCCGCAAAGCCCGTTTGTACTCCCTGACGATCTAAAGAGCGCACTGCTGCTGCACGTGGAGGCGATGTACCGCCGCGAAGAGAGCATGATGAAACTGCTGCTCGAGCGCGCCGAGTGGCTGGCCATGCCATATAGACAGGAGCTCGGGGTATGAGCTGCCCAACCTGCGCCAAGATTCGCCGAGCGCTCTCGGCGGGGCACTGGAAGGAGTTGTTGCAACGGCGCCGGATGGCACCTCGAAAGACACTGCCGCCGCCTGGGCCGCCGTTTCGCAACGTGCCGCCAGAGGATCGCAAGCCGTGAGCGTTGGCGCCTACGATCAATTCGTAGTGGTTCAACGCCGAATCGAGGAGCGAACCACGCGTGGAGAGGCAGTCATTACCTATGTGGATGCCTTCCAGATCTGGGCGGCGGTGGAGCCGCTGAGTGGCCGGGAGCTATTCGCCGCACAGCAGACGCAGAGCGAAGTGACGACGCGCGTTCGCATGCACTGGCGCCGCGGCATTACCGAACTGATGCGCGTGAAGCACATCACCAGCTTTCAGTCGCCAAACTTGTTCGATCTGTACGATGTTGTATCTGTGATCGACGACAAGTCGCGCCACATCGAGTTGCATCTGATGTGTACGCGCCGCGCTTCTGAACAACAACTGCCGGCCCGGCCGACGATCACCGCGGACATGGATACCATTACGGCGGACAACGGCTAATGGCACAGCAACCTGTAGACATCGGCGAGAGCGCGAACGACGGCACCGGGGACACGCTGCGAGTTGCGTTTGCGAAGCTCAACGCCAACGACGAAGAGCTGTACTCGTTAGCAGGCGGCGGCGGTGGTTCGCCGGATACGCCAGCACAGATCCTGGCAAAGCTGATCACCGTCGATGGCGTCGGCTCCGGCTTGGATGCCGACTTGCTGGACGGCCAGTCATCCGCAGCTTTCGCGCAAGCTGTGCATACGCACGCGCAGGCCGATGTCACCGGGCTCACCGCCGCGCTAGCCGCAAAGCTGGACGCCTCCAGCTACACCGCCGCGGATGTTCGGACGAAACTGCTCACCGTCGATGGCGCCGGTTCCGGCATCGATGCGGACTTGCTTGATGGCCTGAGCTCCGCCGCCTTCGCCACCGCAGTCCACACGCACGCGATCGGCGACGTGACGGGCCTGCAGGCGGCGCTCGACGGCAAGGGCGATCTCTCCAGCGCGGTTTCGGTGTCCGTGGACTCCGAGGTGATGCTCTACAGCGGCACCACGGGGAAGTTGGCCAAGCGCGCCGCGGGTAGCGGCCTGGCCACGCTCGCAGCTGGCGTACTCACGCTCACCGATCCCGCTACGTTTGCGACGGCGGCGCACACGCACGCAATCGCGGATACCACGGGGCTGCAGGCTGCGCTCGACGCAAAGCTGGCCAGCGCGGACTACACCGCTGCCGACGTGCTCGCAAAGTTGCTTACTGTCGATGGCGCGGGAAGCGGAATCGACGCGGATTTGTTGGACGGCCAATCCTCCGCGGCCTTTGCCGCAGCGGCCCATGCGCATGTGATCGCGGATGTCACTGGCCTTCAGGGGGCTCTCGACGCAAAGCTGGACGCGTCGAGCTACACCGCGGCGGACGTACTTGCAAAGCTGATCACCGTGGATGGCGCCGGCAGTGCCGTCGATGCGGACTTGCTGGACGGGATCTCTTCCGCCGGCTACCTGCAGACGAGTACATACCAGGCGTTGACGCCGGTGTGGACGAATTCGCACACGTTCTCCGCCGCGGCATATCACGGCATCACCGTGGCGGAAGTCGCCGGCATTACTGGGCTGCTTCAAGCCCCGACGATGCTTTACGCGGCGACTCGCCAGGTTACTGTGCGGGCGGCTGGAAGCGCGACGCATCGACTCGTCAGAGTCAATACGTCGTTCGCGGCGCCGAGCGCGATCCTCAATGCAGAGTCCGTGGGCAGCTTCGAGTGTGGCGGCTACGATGGTTCCACGATTCAGGGATCCGCTACCCGCCTTGAAGCAACCGCGCTGGAGAACTGGACAGGCTCGGTACGCGGCTGCTCTCTATCTATATTCGCAACGCCAGCTGGAACAACAACGCTGACGGAAGGGCTCCGCGTTGGCGGAACCACGACGGTTGCAGTGCAATTCGCCAATGGCACGGCATCGCAGCCGGCCATGGGTTTCATTGCGGCAACGGGGACAGGTATCTACCGCACGGGCGGCGGATCACTTGGGTTGGCTGTAGCTGGCGTGCTGACTGGCGCGTTCAACGCGAACGGCCAGAACACATGCCTGGACGGCACGGTGTCGCTGCCGTCTTTCTCGCTCATCAACGATCCGGATACGGGGCTGTATCGCATAAGCGCCAACGTGCTCGGCGTAACTTGCGGGGCAACTATGGTGTTCTCCATTGCCACGGCGCAGGTGCAGATCGTTACAACAACGATTCGCTTCGACACCACGACGGCAACGACAGTCGGCGCGGCGGGCGGCGCGTCCGCGTTGCCAGCGACGCCGCTTGGCTATCTAAGTGTGAGCATCGCTGGCACTGCGGCAAAAATTCCCTACTACACCGCATGAGGTTGGTTGCATGCCCACGACACTGACTGCGCCACTCACACAGCAGGCCACGCACGTGACGCTCGACGGAATAGAGTTGAGCCTTGCGCGTAATGCCAACTTCTCAGTCAACCCGCAGGATTCGCAGCTGCTTGCGGTGTTCGTCTTCAGGAGAGCTGACGGAACAATTATCGAGCGCCGTAGCCTTGCGCGCGCCGGCAATGATCTTCCAGCGCCAGTTCGAACGGCAGTAGTGAACTTGCAATCTGCGCTGATTACTGCGGCTCGCGCTGGCGGGCTGATACCCGCAGGCAGCGATATCGCAGATCTATAGAGGATCCGGCATGAAGTATCTCCTCGGCACGGCGCTTCAAGAGCTGAACGGCTCCGCGATCAAAGGGCCTGGCGGCGAGCCGCTGACTTTTAAAGCCGTGTGCGTGGCATGCCTTGTCCAGGCTCCTGACAGGAGCGCCGAGGACAAAGTTGCCGCGTTCCGGCTCGCGGTAAAGATCGAGGCCGCGGCGGATGAAGTTGAGCTGGAGGCCGAGGAAGTGGCGCGCCTCAAGCGCCTGATCGGGGATGCCATGCCGGTTGTTATCGTTGGCCGCATGTTCGAGCTGTTGGATCAACGCGTGCCGTGACTACCGAAACCGTTCAAGGGCTAGCGCAACTCGGCAGACAGCTTGGTGCGTTGCGGCTCGCGGTGCAAGGAAGATCTTTGCGGCTCGCGGTGCGCTCCGCTATCCAGCCAGCCCTTGAGCGCGCGCGCACATTGATGCCCGTGGGCGTAGACGCGCACCGCACCTACAAGGGCCGCCTCGTGCAGCCCGGCTTTGCGCGTCGAAGCATTCGCGCCGTTGTCTCCGTGAGTAGAGACAAAAAAACGGCGAGCGCCATCCTGGGCGTAAAGGCCGAGGCGTTCTACGCGGCCCAGTTCGTTGAACTCGGCACTTCCAAAACACCAGCGAAGCCGTGGCTGCGGCCGGCATTTCGTGCCACGCAGCGCCAGCAAGAGGCAACAGTCGCCGCATCCCTGCGGAATTCAATCGAAGACGCGGCCCGCACCAGATGAGCGATCCAAATTTCTTTGCCCACCTCCTTGGAGACTCGGAGGTGGCCTCTCTCATTGGAAATCGGTTGTTCCCCGTGCGGGCGCCGCAGGCCGCTGTACGTCCTCACGTTGTCTGGTTGCGAAGCGGGAGCCTACGTCAGCAGCGCTACTGCGGCGTCGATGGAATCGTTCGAGGGGACTATCAGATATCTGTGTATGCCAACACGGAGGGCGCGGCAGCAGAGCTAGCCGACGAGATTCGTCACGCCATGCAGGACTACACGGGGCTGATGGGCGCAGTCGCGGTAAAGCACTGCCACCTGGAAAGCGAGTTCCAAGTTGAGGACGAGGATCCGGATATCTACACCGTGCGGCAGCTGTGGACGATCTGGTTTGTTGAAACATAGAGGAGCGCCACACAATGGCATCTGAAGATACTTTGATTGGCAATGAATTCCGGTTCCAGCTTGGCAACGGCGCCTCTCCAGAGGTGTTCGCGGATATGTGCGCGGTGATCGAGGCCAACGGCTTGGGTGAGGAATCGCCGCTCATCGATACAACCGCGCTGTGCGATCTGGCGCGCACGTACCGCCGCGGGCTGCCGGATGGCCTGGAAATACCGCTCGTCGTCAACTTCATCCAGGGCGACACGCAGATCCAGCAGCTTTATCTGGACTTCAAGGCCAAGACAGTGCGCAACTTCCGCATGCTGATCGCGGATTCATCGCCACCGGAGTACATCGAGTTCTCTGCCATCATCCGCGGGTGGAGCCTCGGCGCGCCGACTGGCGAAAAGTCGAGCATGACGTTCACTCTCAAGGCAACTGGCGAGGTGAACTGGGTGTTCGCTGCATGAGCCGCTTCCAACTTAACTCGGAAGTGATCAACGTGCGCGGCGAGTCGATCACAGTGCGCGAACTGACGTACAAGCAAAAGAAGCAATGGGCACGCGCGGTGCAGGAGGATATGTACTGCGCGGCTTACGTGCTGGCCTCCATGGTGTGCGATCCGCCAGTGACGCAGGAGGAGGCGGAGGATTGGCCTGCACAGGTGTTGGAACACGTTGTGGAGGTGGCGACGCGCCTGTCCGGCATGGATGACAAGAAAGAGGGGGATGCCGAAAAAAACGGCTGACGCCCGAGGAGATATTCCAGTGCCGGATCGCGCTGGGCCTCGGGCTGCTTCCTAGCGAGGTTGAGCGCATGCCGGTGCGCGACGTGGATCTACTGGCCAAGTACTGGCTCCACGAGCCATGGGGCGCGTGGAGAGACAACCTGCACACCGCGATCCTTGCAAGTGAATTCATTCGTCCGTACCTGAAGAAAGGGGCGCGGATATCCCTGGATACCTTCATGTTGCGCCATCCAGATGAAGTGGCGGAGGAGCGGCAAGCCAAGAGCAAGGCGGCCGCGCGCAACCTGTTCAAAGTTCTGAAGGCAATGGCAACTAAGAGGCCGTACACACATGGTTGATCTGGCGTCACTCGTCGTGCGGCTGGTTGCCGACGCGTCGCGCTTTACTGGCGAGTTGGATCGTGCACGCGCGCGACTTCGCACGTTCGCCGCTCAGGCTGGCGATGTGGCCAAGAAAGTTGCACTCGGCATCGGCGCTGCTGCCGCTGGCGCTGCCGTAGGGTTCGCCGCCATGGCCAAGTCCGCAATCGACGCGGCGGACAACCTCAACGATCTCAGCAAGTCCACGGGTATCACCACTGAGACACTTTCGCAGCTGCAGTTCGCGGCAGAGCAGTCCGGTTCGAATCTCGACGGCCTGGCGGCCGGCCTGAAAAAACTCAGCAACGCGGCGACTGATGCAGTGTCGAAAGGAGGCACAGCAGCCGAGGTGTTCAAGCGCATTGGCGTGTCCGTCACGGATGCTAACGGGCGCCTGAAGGGCAGCGATGTCCTGCTGCTCGACATCGCGGAAAAATTTGCGGGCTACAAAGACGGCGCAGCAAAAGCCGCGCTCGCAGTCGATATCTTTGGCAAGTCAGGCGCCGAGCTGATCCCGTTTCTGAATGCCGGCAAAACAGGGATCGAGGAGCTGATGCGCGAGGCGGATCGCCTCGGACTCACTCTCAAAACAAAGACGGCGAAACAAGCTGACGACTTTAACGACGCGCTTGCTCGGATCAAAGCGCAGCTGCAGGGCGGGATACTGCAGGCTGTCACTGCGATCCTGCCAAAGCTGTTGGAGTTGGCGCGCGCATTCCAGGATCTGGCGCGAGACAAGGAAACGGTTGAGGCAGTTCTAAGCGGCATTGGAGAAGTGCTGCGGTTCACCGCGGCGGCAGCAGCGCGCACTTTCACGTTCGTCAGCAATCTCGGAAGGCAGGTGGGTGCGCTGGCGGCTATCGTCGGACAGGCGATCAAGCTGAACTTCGAAGAGGCCGGCCGCATCATCGATAAAAATGAAAAAGATCAGCTCGAATCGGAAAGGCGGTTGACGCTAATCCTGGAGGCTCTCTACGGGGATCGTCGCAAGAAGCTCGGCGCGCAAACAAAGTTCACGTTCGAGGATCTGTCACGCATAGCGCGCGAGATCATCGACAAGCAGAAGCTGAAAGACGTGCCGCTGACGGTGTTCGATCCCGTACAAGAGATAACAATTAAGCTGAAGAAAATCGAGATCGAGGATAAGGACGAGCTGGAGGAATACTTTGAGGATCTGAAGCGCAAAATCCGCAGCCCAGCCGACGAGGCGATAGCGGCGTACGACGAACAGCGTCGCGCACTGATCGCGCTGCGAAACTTCGAAAAGATCAGCCTGGAGGAGTACACGGAGGGCCTGAAGCGCGCACAGACGGAACTGCTGGTGGCGTTCTCGCAAGCGCCGCCGCAAGCAGAAAAAGCCACGAAGGAAATAAACGAGTATCAGCTGCAGGCGGCGCGCAATACGCAGGACATCATCGCCAGCACTTTCGAGGGCCTCGCCACCGGGGCAGACATGACGGCAAAGTCGATCCTGAAATCATTCGGCTCCATGATCGTCCAGCTTGCGGCGCAGGCGGCTGCGGCAGATCTCGCCGGCCGGTTGTTCGGCGAGGCCTCAACCGGGAAAGAGGGTAGCGGCGGCGGTATCGTTGGAACTGCGCTCGGCTTCCTTGGCGGCTTTCTCAAGCGTGACTCCGGCGGACGCGGCAAGCGCGGTGGCGCCTACATGATCGGCAAGGGCGCGCAGCCCGAGATGTTCTTTCCTGATCGCCCAGGCACTTTCGTGCCCGCTGGCGGCATGGGGCAGGTGAACAACAATTTCACCATCGTGGCGGATCAGCCGCTCTCGCAGCGCACGCAACTGCAGATCGCCGCCGCTGCGGCCCGTGGCGTGGAGCGCGCAAACCGCAGGAATAACTGATGGGCACCATCACAGCAGACACCGCGCCGCGCTTTCCGACATGTCCGGCTTACGGCTTTCGCGCGGATCCGTTCATCCTCGTCAAGATCATTGCGCGCGAGGGCGGCTTCGAGCTCGTAGATCGAAAATGGGATCAGGCCAGGCGCCAGTACGACGGCACACCCCTGGGAGATCGAGCACAGGAGGACATCGAGGAAGTCCTGTACTTCTGGCTGGCGGTGGGCGGAATGGCCGGCCGGTTTCGGTTCAAGGATTTCACCGACTACAAGAGCAGTCGAGTCGGGGAGGCGATCGCAGCCACGGATCAACCGCTCCAGGAGTTGGACACCTCGCCACTGACTTACCAGCTGGTGAAGCAGTACACCTCCGGTGGACTCACCCACACCAGGCCCATCCGGCGGCCGGTGGGCGCAACCCTGTTGGTGTCCAACGAGGTGGGAGACGAGCAAACGGACTGGACGCTGGACGAGGCCACCGGAATCCTGACGCCCGGGCCCGGCTTCGATGGGGTACCGGAGGCCGCTGGCTTCGAATTTGAGGTGCTTTGCCGCTTCAACGACAGTTTCTCGCCGCAGATCGTCAACCACGAGATTCAGAGCGCGGAAGTCTCCCTGATCGAGGTGCGGGAGGCCTAATGCGCACGATCCCTCCAGCTCTGCTGGCACACTTGCAAAGCGGGCGCCTCACCACTGCCATTTGCTGGACGATCGAGAAGCGCGACGGCACCTTTATCCGCGGGACTGAGCACGATCGCGACATCGTCGTCTCCGATACGGGCGACTTCGCAGGGACATACCGGGCAGGCGCCAACATCACCGCCAGTACTGTGCAGAGCGGCTCCGACATGGCCCCGGATAACCTGAACGTTGACGGCGCCATTCCCGCTGGCGTGGTGGATTACATCGACGTCTCGGTGCGTGACATCGAGGGCGGGCTGCTGGCCCTGGCGCCGGTAACTGTGTTCGTCCTCAACTGGGCCGCGCCCAACGATGGCCAGTTGGTGCTCCGGCGCGGTTTCCTTGGTGAGATCGCTCGGGACAGCGACGGGCGGTACACAACCGAGATCCGCGGCCTCCTGCAGCTGCTGTCGCAACAGTTCGTGGAGACATACGCGGAGGGCTGCGTGGTGAAGCGCTTCGGCGACGCGCGGTGCAAGCTGAATCTGGCGCCTCTCACCCACGCCGGCACCGTTACAACCGTTACAAGCCGTAAGGCCTTCGACACCGATCTGTCCATCTCGCCGTTCCCCGACTTTCGCGGCGGTGAGTTCACCTTCACCAGCGGCCCGAACGACGGCTACATGCGCGAGGTGAAGTCTGGGGGCACCGGGGACTTCACTTTCTGGGAGCCGTGGCCCGAGCTGCCGGAGGTGGGCGATACCTTCTCGGTTGTTCAGGGTTGCGATCGCAGCCGCACGGCCTGTCAGGGCTACGACAACCTCGTCAACTTCCGTGGCCATGGAATCTTCATCCCTGGGGTGGATGCGCTGACGCGGGGCCCAACATGATCTCGCGAAGTCTGTTGGTGAGCGAGGCGCGCCGCTGGATCGGCGTCCCGTACGTACACCAAGGGCGCACCACCTGGGGCGTGGACTGCGTGGGCCTGGTGCTGTGCGTGCGCGATGCATTGGAGCCGTGGGACGCGATGCGAGCCGAGGCCCGAAACTACGCCCGACACCCCAAGGACGGCATGCTTTTGGAGCGGGTGCGCGCCTCGTGCACGCAGCTGAAGGCGCCGGAGGAAGGGGCAATGATCCTGATCCAGTGGCCCAAGTCGCCGCACCCCTCGCACACCGCCATCTATGCCGGTGGCAACCTAATTCACGCCTACCAACGCGCCCGGCGCGTGGTGGAAACGGGGTTCCGTGCCCATTGGGCGCGTTGGGCGCATTCGTACTGGCGGCTGCCAGGTGTAACCGATGAGTAATGCCGGCCAAGTTGCGCTCGGCATCGTCGGCGGCGTCATCGGCTTTGCGGTTGGCGGCCCCACGGGCGCGGCGTACGGGCTGCAAATCGGCCTCACGGTGGGCAACATTGTCTCCCCGACGCAGCTGCCCGGTACTTTCGGGCCGCGACTCTCGGACAAGCGCACCACGACGGCCCAGATTGGAACGCCAATCGCCGAAGTGTTCGGCACGGACGTTGTTGCGGGCACCGTGATCTGGCTGGGCGAAGTG